AAGAAGCTATAGCTTTTAAAGAAAAACTTTTAGATGAGTTTTTGGATTATATTCAAGACTACGAAAAAAGAACAGGGCGTTTACCAAATTCTTATGAATGCAAACATCATATACTACAATTGTTTAACAATTAATAGTAATGTATGAACCAAGAGAAGGATAGCGAAGACGAAAGAGCTTCCCGGATTGCGTATCGAACAAACGAATACCATTCGCTATTAGATAGTATCTATGAAGGCTTGGTTGACCGTGATTTTAAATTAGTTAGAAAAGAAGCACAGTTTCTAATTATGGAATTAAGGTGCATACTAAAATCAACAGAAGAAGATGACTTTTGAAACAGAGCAAGACTTAAAAAGAGAGCAGAAAGCTATAGAGACATTCGTAAATACTTTTGGAGGTTCATTTCAAAAACTTGACCCATACGACATTGACTACAAAGTGTTTGATAAAAGCGGTAAATTAATTGCCTACGCTGAGGTAAAAGGCAGAATAAAAACTATGTACAACGCATATCCTTTACTTATAGCTGCAAGAAAAATTGTTAAGCTAACAGATAAAAGACTTAATCCTGTATTAATATGGGCTTGCGAAGATGGTATAATTTACGGTAAGGTTGATAAATTAAAAGGAGAAATCAAGTGGGGTGGAAGACCCCAACGTGATAACTCCTTTAATGATGATGAGCTTATGGTTTATTACGATAAACAAAAAGCTCTAAAGTATGTTAGGTTTGTTTAATTATTGACCAAACTTCTTACTCCCAAAACTACTCTTTGATGATTTACTTTCTCCAAGTCCTTTATCTCCAAATTCTTTTGAGCCAAATCCTTTTTTATCTTTTGGAACGTAATTATTCATATCATCCTTAGCATCTCTTTCCTTGGCTTTTTCTATAGCTTTAGCTTCTTTTTCGTCAATATGATTTTCATACCAATCCGATTTTTCTCCAAAAGTTTCTTCGTAAAGTTTAGGGTCGTATCGTTTCATATCTTCTCTATTCTCATACCCTTGAAGTAGCTCCTTGCCTAATTCTCTATCTTCCTTGGCTAATTTCTCATCTCTTGATGTTTGTTTCTTCTTAGCCATTTTTATAGAACCTCTTATAGCACCTGCTATTTCAGGAGGGAATACACCAATATTGGTCAAGAAAGCAGGACCTAATAAAACACCTAATGCTTTTCTATCTCTTTCAGATATTTCGTGTTCTTTGTTGAAATCATCTTTGTATTTTCCTGTAGCCCATAATTTTACCATTCCAAACAATTGCATAGCTCTATCAGGAGCTATACCATACATCCCAAGAAATTTTACAAACTCCTCAGGTTTTGTTGAGTATAAAGACAGTCTATCTTCCTCATCCATATCTAAAGCATCTTGAACTCCTGCTAAGAAATTTGCAGCTCCTGTTTGAACAATTTTATCAAGAATAGGTAATGGAGAAAAAACATCCGTAACTACAGATGTAGCTTGACCTTTTAATACTCCATCTCTTCTTTTCTTTTCTTCATCATCAGTCTCTCCTTTGCCCATCATAGATGCAGCAGCATATCCTGTTAGTATAGCAATACCGGCAGACATAGCTCTAAAAGTAGCCATCTCCGCTGCATAACCCGCCAAAGACCTTGCGGCAACAATTTTGTCCTCTTTAGTTGAAACATTCCAATATCCTAATGTTGAAAGGTCAGCACCTAATCTTGACGATTGGTTCATTCTGAAACTTGCAAAAGCCATAAATATCTTAGTAAGCACTTGCTTACCTGTTTCTTTAGAAGAAAATAAACTTCCTGCTAAATCGTGGTCAGATACGTTTTGCTGTCTATCTACCATCCTTTGAGCATAGTTTGCCGCTGTCTCATTTAGTGGATGGTCAGAGTAATCAATATTCTTATAGTCTTTACCTTGTTGTTTCAAAGACTTCTCATAGTAAGCCTTGAAGGAAGCTCTTGCTACAGCAACATCGGGTCTAACCAAGAATGTTTTTAACCATTTTCTATTTGCTTCTTCAATAAGCTCCATCGCTCTTTTTGCGTTTGAGTTTGCTGCTTCTTCAATTAATTTATTAATTGATTCAACTTCTGCTTGAGACTCTATACCTCTATTAGCAATGGCATATCCTGACTGTGAAATCCAATTATTAAAATCAGAATTGAAAGATGCTGTTAAGCTAAAAGTTCCTGCATTTACCCACGTATTTACAGCTACCGGAACAAACTGTTTGAAAACTTGAGTCGGTCCTCCTAATGCTTGTCCAACACCAAGAGTTGCTATTTTATTCAGTTTTCTAACTGCCTTAGAAAGCTCGTCATTTGAATATGGATTCTTGTTTCTTGTGTTGGCAACATATAATTGAACTCTATTAGTAAGTAGCTTTGCATCCTCAGGATTTGGAACTATTTTACTAAAATTCTCAGAATTTAAAAACGCCTGAACCTGTCTTATTGGAGCTGCTGTCTCAATATCCACAAGTGCATCATACATAGAGTTAGAGTTGTTTCTATCAAATGATAAATCAATATAACTCAATACGTTTTTATTTCCATTCATAGGAAGCGTGTTTGTTCCTGTTGTGTCCATCAAAACGCCTGTTTTTTTGTTGTACAACACACCATTGGTATTATTGATAAATGCAGAATCGCTATTAGTCAAGTCAACATCTTGAGGAGCACTCTCTAATCTAACATACTTATCAGGAGAATAATTCAAGTCTCTATCTAAGTTTTTGTTGTAAACATTAAGAGCTACATCCGCTAATCTGTCAAATTGATTATCCCATTGTTTATGCCAAAAGTAAATAGCCTCTAAATTTTTAGGGTCAGTATTGTCTTTTATTCCCTGAATATCATTTGCATCTGCGATTACTTTGTCATATACCTTTTGGTACAATTCTGCTTTCTTTTGCTCTTGTTCGTTACCTTTTCTTAAAGCTGCAATAGATTGGTCTATTAAACCTTTTCTTCTTCCAAACTCTATTTGCATTTCTTGCTCAGTTCCAATAACATTTCTAATCATAAACGCAGCCATACCTCTTTCAGTATTATTTTCTGCTGTATTAAACTTCTGCCCATTTGGTCTTACATCTTTATTGTAAAACTGTTTAACGTAGTCGTTAATGATATTATTTGACTGAGTTTGTGCGTATGCCTTTCTGTTAATCAATTTTGTCAATCCCATTAAGTCCTGAACCACACCACCACGGTTAAACCCCTTGAACATTTTTTCAAAAAGAATATTTAAGTTGGTAGTTTGCTCCCCAAAAGTTCTACCAAGTTGTTTGAAGAAGAACTTTCTTAATGCGATAGCTTTGATTCCTTTTCTTAAAACAATTTTTGTGTTATTATTTCCTTCGTATATAGAAGTAACAGCATCCATAGAAGCTGTTGATTTATTCTCTATGAAGTTGGCAAGTGCATCAACTGCGGCAAGAGCATTTTTAGTAGTCATATTTTTAGGGTCCATAGCCATAAATTTAGAGATGATTTCTTTTTCTCTTTTAGTATATTCTACTTCTTCTCCCGTAAACGCATCTACTCCGGTATCTATACTGTTCTGTATCATTGCAGAATAAATCTCAAATGCTGTGTTGATGGTATCTCTTACTATACCCTCGTTTTTATCTGTCATTGGTTTATCTTCCTCTAACAGAGCCATCATCTCAGCCTCAGTAAAAGTAGAAGCATCTACACCCATTAAACTTTGTATGTCAGCTATTCTTTCATCACGAATTATATTTGCTTGAGATTTCTCTTCTACATTGATATACTCAGTGGCATCTTGAATATTTACTGTGTTTGCAAACCTAACTTTCTGACCGCTTATTTTAGAGCCATCTACAGCCTCTTTTATTTTAGCTGCCATATCATTATAAACTTCGATATTTTTTGCAAGAGAGGGGTCTAATTTTCCAAATTTAGCGGCTAAATCACGTAGGTTAGCATCTTTAGTTTTATCACGAGACAAACTTCTTATTTTCTTTCTTAATTTTTGAGCATCAGTTAACCTTTGAGCGTAGTCGGCATTATTGTACACCTTGGTTACATAGTCAATAAGTCTTCTTGTAGATTTTTCACTAAGAACATTTGTGTTTCCTAATCTATTTAAAATAGCTTGCTCTTGAATTTTGTTTATTTTACCTAACTTTCTTAAATCTCTTATCTCTTTTATTAATGTCTGAGTAGCTTCTTTTACAGCTTTTACAGCATATTTACCACCTCTAATTTGGTCTTTGAACTGTTTATTAAGTGCAACTCTTTCAGTCATTATTACTTTTCTGATGTCTCTTAATCTTCCAAGTATTCTTGCTACTGATGGAGCAGACTTTTCTTTGATACCAAACTGTTTACGCAATTGACGAACTAACGCCTCTCTCTGAACATCTGTAGCATTCTCATAAACTTTAGAGTCTTGTTGAAGATAATCAAGAGCTGCTTGAAATGCTCTTTCATTTGTTCCTCCTCTTTCTTTAAGTACCTTTTGAGTTATACCATCAACTATACTCATCATTCGGTCATATCCCGGGAGTTCAACTTCAGATAATCCTTGTGTACCTAATTCTTCAGATGTAGTTTCTTCTACTTTTGTGGTTGGTTCTTCAGATGTAGTTTCTTCTACTTTTGTGGTTGGTTCTTGGAACGCTTCAAGAACATTACTTCTATCGTATTGTCTTGTTTGGTCTTCGGTTCCTTCGTTGATTGCTCCTTGGTAAGAAGATTTTTTGATAATAACATTGTGTCCATCCAACGCATTACTTCCGAGTGTTTGCCCGATTGCATTTGCGGTTGCACTTGATTTTGATTGGAAGTCTTTAAGTTTTTCATTGTATTGCTCATCTTTAGTTAGATTATTATTTTCAGGTAAAAAGGTAATTACTGATACTTCAACTTGATTATTATTGATGCTAAATGCATCAACTCCCTCATTTTCTAACGATACAGATAAGTCTGCTACTTGTTCGTCAGTTATTGGTTCAGCAAAGGTATAAATAATTTTTGGATAATGCATTAAATCATTATCATAAAATTCAGTAAGAGGCATATCTACGTTACCATTAATCCATTCATCGTGTAATTCAGATTCAGTTTCTAATATAAATGCATCTTGAGAGTATTTTTCAGAAAAATCATAAAGCATATCACTAACCTTTTGAGTATCTGCATCAGGGCTAATAGACAAGTTCATATTAAAAGATGGCTCAAATTTACCATCCCATAATCCACGATTGGTATCTTTAAATGTAACTTCTACTCCTTTTATGTCTGCTACTGCATCAATAATCTCTTGTTTTGCTACATCAGTTATTTGTGATTCAGTTTTCTTTATTTGTTCAAGAACTTTTGGGTTTTTGTCTTTTGAAAATTGCTTTACTAATTTGTCATATTTTAATGATAATGCCTTAATTTTTTTAGTAATTGGATTAAACCCACGCACTGTAGCAGGAGTTATAAGAACAGACACATCTTTAACAGATGTAGTTTTTGGTGCTTCAACATTTACTGTTTCTGTTGGTTGTCCATTTTCTTTTATTTTTTGAGCTTGTTTTAAATTTTTTCTAAGTTCTATCTTTAAAGAATTAGCTTCCTCATTTGTTATTTCGTTATCTCTAACTAAAACAGTTATTTCTTTATTTTTATCTCTAAACTGTTTAATCATAGTATTATAATCATCTACAACATCAATAGATGTGTTTGGGTCAGAACCAATAGTTTGAGTTGTTGGTTGTGTCTTTGAAGACACTATTTCATCTAATTTAGCTTCTGCTTCTTCTCTTGTAGCATAAGATGGTGCAATTCCTCGTTCATCTGTTCCTTCTTCGTAAAGATTAGTTTTATCATTAAAAATTTTAAATCCATCTTCACTTTCTACTATTGTTAAGTCTTCTTGCGGTTTCGCATTAGTGATAGTTTCTTCGGTAATTGCTTGAGGTTGGGTGTTTCCTTCGACCACTCCTTGCAATCCCACCCCGGCTTCTTTTGTGCGTAGCACGCTTTCATTTGTTGTTGGCTCTTGAATGGCATCTTCTTCTTCGTTTAAAAGGTTACTTAATTCGTCTTCTGTTAATTGAGAGTTTGTTTTTTCTTTTATAATCTCTTGTATTTTTACTCCTGTTTCTTGGTCGTTTTTTACGCCAAGAGCTGAACGCAAAAGTCTTCTTGCTGTCATACCCTCAGTCTTCTCAATAAATTGTTCCTTGGTATATCTTACACCATCAATCATATATTCAGCAACTCCTTTCTTAGTAGTTCCTAAAGTTTTACTAAGGTCAACTGAAGATTCTTCAGGAGCCAATTCTTTTGTATCAGCAATAACTGCTAACTCTTGATTTATCTCTTTTATCTTATCTGAATAGATTTCTCTCCTGTTAGTTGAGGAGGTAAGCTCTTCTTTGGCAGACATCAATTCCATAGTCCTTACCAATACAGCAGGCTTAATTTTGTTTTTGTTTTCTCCTACAGATAAAGCCTCTCTTGCATCTCTTTTTAATCCTACGTTCTCTTGTATTCTTTGATTGGTATCAGCATCAATTTTACCAAGTTGGTGCATATTGTTAGCCCAAGATGATATTCTTGAATCAGAAGCAGATTCTGTACCTACAAAGCTAGCATCGGTAAGTTTGTTTGCTATTTCTAAATTAGAATTATTTTTAATACCCCTGTAGGTATTGATAGCCATATTAGAACTATTATTCCCTAAACCTCCTAAAGCCTCAGCAGAGATTTCTTTCCAATCAACTTTTTGTCCTGCCGATACCTGTGCCGCAAGTTCTCCTGTGGCTTCTGCCAAGGGGTCAAATATAGCACGTTCTGCTACTTGAGTACCTACTTTTGCAGCTCTGCTTGCAAGTATGCTTGTTGGCTTAAATACTTTACCGGCAAGGTTTCCTGATAAGTAATCCACTACAGCAATTGGAATACCTCTTTTTATTCCTCTTTCACTTCCTTGTGCCCAAACAGCATCATCACTAAGACCTTCCGCTACTTGGTTCGGGTCATTTACATCATAACCTTTTTCTCTCATCACATCAAGTACAGAATTGGTATATTCCATAGCTAAACTCGTAGCCGCCATACCTGTTCTAAATCCTTGAACTGCTCCCGCAATAGCTCCACCCGGAGTAGATACTATCCCTGTTGGACCCGCAAGAAACCCTGTTGACCCAATAGCTGCTCCTGTTCCCGCTCCAACCGCTGTACTACCGGCTACTATCTTCATACCGTAAGGTAAGATTTGACTAAGACTTGTACCTGCCATAGTCAAAGCCAATTCAAAAGGATTATCTAAGAACACATCAAATCCTTCGGCAGCCCCTGAGGCTTGTTGCCAACGAGACATTACTCTACTTTGTTTTCCTGACTGATTAGTTAGATTATCTACAATGATTCTTGCAGCCTCTTCTTTATCTGTTTTGCTATTCACATCCTTTATTCCTAATGTAAATGCCAATATCTGCTGTGCTGCATTTCCATTCTTATAAGCATCGCTTACAGCATTAGAAAATCCTGACCAATTGTCCTCAAACTCTCCTTGGATTTGTTTGTTTGCTTTTGCATCAAAATATGTTTTTGCATTCTCATATTTTTTTGCAGCATAATCCTGAGTTAGTTTTAAATCTTGGTAATTTTTAACCAACTCATCCTTCAAAGCCGCATCCTCAGAATTTTTAGGAACCACTGTATTTATTTTGTCAATAGATACACCAAAGCTATTTAAAGATTTTACATCAATATCAGCCTTCTGTTTCTTGGCATCTGCGTTAATTTTAGCAGCTTCTTGTGCTACTAAATTTGACTTCTTATCTAAGTACAGGTCAAAATCTTCTCTTGCTTTTTCAACTTTTCCCTCAGTAATAAAACCTGAATCAAAAACTTGACCTCGCAATGCTTCTTCTTGTTTTTTGTACTTTTCTATTAATTTGTCAGTATCTGAACGCATTTTACCATTAATAACAAGGTTAGGATATTTTTTTGCCTCAGGACCGCCTGCATATCCTTTTTCCAAGAAGTCAACCATATCTCTAACTTTGATATACTCATCGTATGTTTTTTTATTGGACATATAGTCAATACCACGGGCTTTATAAAATTTGTCAGCTTCCAAATCTACAGGGCTAACATCTTTCCAAGAACCTTTAGCAAAAGCCTTGGCTTCTTTATCTGTATTGAAGTCAAATACCTCTCCTCTTTCTCTTGCTCTTTTTACAGCTTCTTTAAATGGAAGCTCCTCCCAAGTTTTTGGGTCCGAAGAATAGTTGTTTGGGTCTTTAGGGAATAGAGTAGGAACCACTTTATATTTACCATCTTCTTCAAAAGAAGTAAACTTTACAGTAGATATAGTTCCATCAGGATTTAGCCTTCCGTTTTTACGAAGTTTTTGTGCTTGAACAGATTTAGACAATAAGTCGCCTGTAATAGGTGCGGCTATAGGAACAGCGTTTTCGCTTATAAATGATTTTAATTTATTTGATGCTTCTACATCTCCTCCTGAAGTCCAATTATCTAAGTCAATCTCTATAGATTTTTTACCATCTAAAGTTTTTGCAATAATCTTATCAGTACCAAAGCCTGTTTCTTCAAAGTTAATTCCAAACTTAGAAAATTTTTGTCTCAATGTAACTATGGCATCTTCCTCAGTTTTTGCTATAAGATTAGAATCTATTGCATTAAGAGATTTTAAAAACTCAGGAGCTGACTTTAAACTTTTATTTAAAGCCTTAGACTCTTTTTGTTGCCTAACTTCTTCTTCAGCCTCTAATCCTTGTCTTCTTTTGGTTTCCTGACTAATTGCAACAGACTCTTTAAATTTCTTCTGTTGATTTTCAATGAATCTTTCTTGGTCTGTTTTATGAAAGTTAATTTTCTTTAAATCAGCCGCAGTAAAATTTTTCATTTCAGGCATTGCCTGTTTTACCTCATCTCCAAAAGTTGAGGCTGTTCTTTTAGTAGGAGTAGTAGCCGATGAACCATCTTCCGAAGACGAATCCATAGTAGTTTTTTGGTCCTTTCGAGGCGTGTCTGATACCGAAAAAACTTTTTTTTTTGAAGCAACAGGTTGCCCACTAACCCCCATTAAAGTTTTATATTCGTCAATGGTTTTAGTATATCCATCGCTTACAAAAGCATCATAAGAATCTTTTAGTGCGTTTGGATTAGTGGCTAATAATTTTTTATATTCTTCAAGGCTTTTTGTATATCCTTGAGCAACGAATAAATCATACGAATCTTGGATTGCTTCTTCGTTCATTTTTTTTAGTATTTAGCTGCGTTACCTGATTTTGTTAAAATTGTTTTTTTAGTGGCTGCCGGTGTATTTTTTTCTATCCACTCAATTACGTTAGCCATAGATGTATTGGCTTCATCCACTTCATCTGTATCATATCCTGTTTCAAATTCATACTCTGCATCTCCTATTTTTAAGTTTACAGTATTATAAGGATTTGCACCTGAATTAGGCACAATTACAATTCCTGTTCCTTTGATTATTTTAGCAAGTTCGGCAGAAGCCTGTTTATCTTTCATATAAGCTAATCCAACTCCCGGTTTCCCGCTACCTTTTATTTTAGCTACTTTATTACTAAATTCAACTTCAGGGTCTTTAACTTCTGTTCTTCCGGCTTTTACATTTGAGAAATCTTTTTGAGAACCTTTCATTATCATATTAGGGTCTCCGCCTTTATTACGTTTCATTACTTCTGCTACGTTATCAATACCGTGAACCTCATTACCAAGTTCATTCCATTGTCTTAATGTAATGGTATCAGGGTCGTAATCTACTGTACGGTTTTTAACAGCATCAGCATACTTGAATGTTAGTTTGCCCGGAACAGTTGTGTCAATATCTAATAATCCTCTTTCTTGAGCTATTTTAGTACCAAGTATTGTTTCAAATGCAGCTTTTTTACCCGCAGCAGTAGGCGATTTAAACGCATCTCCCCAAACTCCAAGTGCATTATCTTTTTCTTTTTGGTCGTCTTTTCTTTTCTTAGAGTCTTCAGACTCTTCATCTCTTGACACAGCACCTACAGCACTTGCTTCTTCTTTATAATCGTATTGTGCTCTCATTTGACCTCTAATGAAGTCGGCAGCATCTTTATCTTGCTCCTTAGTAAACTGCATAGCTCCCTGACCTGTGTTCGGGTCAATTACCTCTAATACCAAGTTTTGATTAGCGGCAGCTTCTTTAGGGTCATTTGTTATATCATAAGGCTTTCCGTTAGGAGCTACTTTTGCGTGGTCTAAAAGTACAGATAATTTATCAAAAGGAGTACCTAAAACTGCTTGAATAGCATCATTTTCTGCTGTTATAAATCTAAACAACTCTTGTTTTGTAGTAGGGTCTATATCGACTCTACTTGTAATATCTTCAACACTTTCTATTTTACCTTGTCTTGTAATACCTCCAAGTTTAATAGCAGTTTTCTTTTCTTCTCCCAAGTTATCTACAAAAGTTTTTACAGGAGCAGTATAGTCATACTTATCCCATTCTCCAATAAGCATACCGTTTACCCAATCAACACTTGCTGTTTTTCCGGGTGCATCATCCATAGTAAATACTTTTTGCCCATTGATTATTTTTTCAGTCTTCATCCCGGACATTACCTTACCGTTTGGTGCAATAAATAAACCTGCTTTATTCCAATTACCAAATCCTTCTCCTTGTTCTCTTTTACGAGTCTCATACAAAGATGCTTTACCATCTCTATATCTCTGCATTGTATTGGCGTAATTTTCTTGATAAACTTTAAGTGCATTGAAAGCCAAGTCAGTACCATCATTAATATTTTGTCTATTAATGGTGTACTCTTTTAAACTTATCTGACCTCTTTTTAAAAGGTTTTCTTGTATTCTAACATAGTTTGATGCTTGGTCTGCATATTCTAACGCTGCTGTTCTTGCACCTTTATGTTCTCCGTTTGGAGATTTAGCCAATTCGTTTAATGTTTCACGAGTAGCTTGGTCTATTGCGGCTTTCTTTTCTTCCCGAACACGATTAGTTTCGGCAAGCATATCGCTCAGGTTTTTACCAACCTCAGCGTAATTTACCTGTGAATCTAATTCCCGTTCTGCATATTTATAGTAAGTTCCTGCCATTTTTTATTTTATTTAGGGAATAATTGACTGTAGATGTCGTTCAATTGTGATTTTGGAAGTCCTGACATATAATCAGTAAATGCATCTCCTTTAAGTCCTCCAACACTTGATAGGTTTCCATATCCTGACTGAGAAGATAAACCTTGAACTTTATTTTGAAAATCAGCTTGAGATAAGCCTCCTGCTTTAGCACTTTCTTCAATTTTACCAAATGCTTTTGCTGAGCCTGATTTAGCAAACAATGGAACCATTGCCAATCCTTGTTGAAGCGTTGACGATACTCCTTGAAATCCTTCGCTTGTTGCTTGAGCTGATGCTCTTTCGGCATCTGCTGCTGCTTGTTGAGCACCTTCGACTTCTCCTAAATCTAATTGCACTCCTAAATCTCTTAAACGACTTTGTTCTGCTATTTGCTTATTTTCGATGTCTGTCATTTCAGCACCCATAGCTGTACGAATACCTGCTTGAGCTTCGTTCTGAGCCATTTGAACTTTACCTGCTGTAGTGGCTGCACCTCTTTCTGATTCAACTCCGGCTTGAATAGCCTGAGCACCTGCCGAGAGCATTGCTTCTCTTTGAAGTTCGTAAGGCTCTTTCTTAACAGCTAATTCGTCAGTATAGTTTATTTGAAGTTTTTTACGTGCTTCTGCCATTGCCTGTGCTGCTTTAGCCTCTGCATCTCTTTGTTTACCTTTTTGTTCTGCTGCTTGAGAAAAAGACATTGCTGTTGTTGTAGCTGATATTGCTAAACCTCCAATTGCTACTGCTGTTGCTACTCCCATATTATAATATTTTTATCATTTCACTTGTATATCCTTCTCCTTTTGACCAACCTAAATCCTCATAGGTTTTTATAAGGCTTCTGTTTTTAATCAAAGCATATCCATATTTACTTCCTGTGTTCTTACAAATATTTGTAAGAGACTCTATCAATAATTTTATAGCTTCTCTTCTTTTATCTTTTATCCTGTACTCTTTATTGGATATAATCCAATCTACCCAAGCCACTTTTGAATTTGTAATGTATATGAATCCTGCGCATATAGGCGTATCTCCATCGTAAACTATCACTCCTCCTTTACCATCATCGGGTAAAAAATCTTTAGCAGGCGGTTCCCAATTCCATTGCTTCCACCATTCTACAAGAATATTTTCGTAATCAGTATCGTAAAGGTTTCTAATTTCCATATTGATACAAAGATATTAAATTTAAGGGAAACTTTTCATTACATTCGATTCAGCTGCAAATAATTCTATTTTACTCGTATAATCGTTCTGAAGTGTAAATGTACAATAGTGTCCTAAAACTCCGTGAGATTCTGCAACTGAATTTTTGATATATAAGAAATAAGAAGTTTGTTCGGTTATAGGCGTTGTTCCCGGAATAGATGTGTTTATTGTTAATTGGTTTAATCCGTTTGGATAGTCAATTGAAATAGCCGTTACCTTACCTGCAAGTAAAGGTACAGTTGAAGGAGAATCAAAAAAATAAAGTAAATCTCCAATACTAATTATATTACCTACAGCTACTAATGGTTCAATAGAGAATTTAATCACATTACCTCCTGTAACTTGATAACTTCTTCCGATACCATTTAAACTCCTTAGTGCTAATTGTCCTATATCGTTATTCCTAACAAATGCAAAATAAGATTGTTCTTTTTTGCTAAACCAACCTTGCTCGATAAATCCTGAGAATTGCAAATCAGTTTCTAAAGTAACACCCCAAGGCGCATCTCCTTGTATATTAATGGTTTTAAATAACTTGTTTTCAAGTACAGAGTTGTTGAATACACTCGTAATCAAAGATGGTGTATAAGCCCTTGGAGAGGGATTAAGCTCATCTACTCGATTCCACCAAGGTTGATAGAATGTATTTCTATTTTCATTTACATTGTGTTTATAAATATTTCCTCCTTTAAAAGTGTAGAAATAATTATTCATTCCAATCATCCAATCAGGATTATAAGAATAGTAAGATACCCAACCGGCAACTCCTTCGCTATATGATAAAGTATAATTCATTTTTTATAAAATACAACTTGTTGAAATTAAACTAACGGTAACTCCGCCTGTTATAGATGTAATACTGCCTTGTTTAGCACAAAAATCTATTGTTTCTCCTGCCAAAACATTTATGAATGTTGACGCTCCTATACAGTCAGTATAATAAACAACACCTCCTGTGCCTCCTGCTACAGCTTCATAAGTAACACAAGGACAGGTAGAAGAACAGGCTACTGAAGTTAAAAGAAACCCACCTACTTGTTGTCTTGATATTATTCCATCTGAATAAAATCCATCAGGAGCTAATGTTAATAATGATGAATCCGAATATACTGATATAGCACTAGCAAAATCAGGTACGCTCATATAAAAAGTTGAACTTATTGCCATATTTTTTTTAATTAAATTGTATCACAATTACAACACACATCCAAAGCACTTTCTCCATAACATAAAGTTATTGCATAAAAACAAGGTTCGCAAGATTGCTGTGGTAATAAAACTCCATCTCTTAATTCTCTTACTATACCTCCTTGAGAATAAAATCCATTAGCAGATGGATAAATTAAATTTGCATCTTGAAATATACCTGTAGCTTCGCTAAAATTAGCTCCATTTAAGTAATAATTACCTAAAGCACAATCGCAACAAGGATTTCTATCATTATTTTCAACAAAACATAATTCAGTTAATGTAGCTATTCTTAAATCCCAAATCAAATAAAGATATGTACTGCCTGTATAAGGAACTATAAAGTCTGTGTAATACAAAGGAGTTGAACCCGAATTAGGAGTAGCTACCGTAGAAAGACCTAATAAAGTATTTATATCTCCACTTGTATTATCATAAAATCTTCCGCTTTTTAAATATCTAAATTTATTTTTAGTTATATTAAACACAAAATCATCAGGAAAAATAGCATTTGTAAATAATCTCATAGTACTAAAATTAGGAGGGAATCCTCCTGTTCCTACAGGTCCTGAAGTTATATTATATCTCGATACAATAGGACTTACTGTTCCACTTGATAGCTGTACTAAATTGGATAAAAGAGGACCTATAAATGTATCATTTGTATATCTATACTGAGTATGTATTGTTTGACCTGCCTCTGAATTGTTATTTACCACAACTTCAACTATATACAAAGTATCAGCAAGAGGACAACTTAATACTACTGAAACTACCATATCTCCGGTATATCTTAAAGTAATAGTAGCTGTTTCTACAGATATGTTATCTTTATTAAAATTTCCACTTCCATTACTATTTACTAATCCTGAAGAAGTTGAACTTCCATTATACTCAGTTAATATCTCAAGAGTCGCTCCTTCTTGAATATTTGTAAATATCCAATTTATAGCTGTTTGTCCAACAGAAGAGCCTAAATTAACACAATAAACCAAATCTTTAATAGATTCAGAACCTATAGATAAATTAAAAGTTTGAGATGTTCCACAAGATATACATTGAGGAGTTACAGGTAATGGTTGGTCATTCATAGATAACACATACTCATTCATATAAGGGTCAAATCCTCCAAGCTTTTGATAATTGAATGATTCATTGAATTTATCTCTAAACCAAGTTCTCATATTTTGGTTTGATATAGCTGTCAACTGTTCATTTTGGTCTTCTCCTCCTTTGAGTTGAATAACGGCTCCACGTTTAGCATCTGTAAAAAATCTATCGTAACCCCACTGAACATAACTCTCAGGATTAAAACTAATACCATACTTTTCAGTACGTGCTATTTGCGTTCCTAATACTGCAGGAGTAGCTGTAATTATACCTCCGGCACTTGCATCCGATAATAAGTTTTTCTCCGCTAAAACGTAAGATATTTTATCTTCTTGTAAAGTAAGTACATCGGTATTTCTACCATCCAATAACATTATATCTCCGAATGATGCTTCGCAATGTTTGAAGTTTGATAACCCCATATTAAACTCGTTGAGTTTATTTATATTACTCTCTCCGTTATAAATTCCGCTATAAGTAATATCAGAGAATCTATCAGCTTCTTTATAGTCTTGAGCAGCAACAGTAGTAACTCTTTCTCCAAAATTAAAAGACCTGCCTATAATTGAATCACGTATCTTATAACTTTCTGCTCCATTTCCAAAAGCAAAACAATTGTAAAACCCTGTATCTATAATTGCAGCTTGTCCTATATTAATATCTTGATTTTGAATATTTCCTTCGTGATTACCATTGGCATCAATAGGAAGAGATAAATTGTTTTCAAAAAACACATCAGGCAAAGCATCAGATGGTTGAGTTTCAAATATAATAGTACTTATAGCTCTATAAACTGTAAATTGCATATCAACAAACCATCTTCTATTATCAGCAGAAGCTCCTGAACAAGCCCACCCTGTAGTACAATTAAGCCAAAGTCTATTAGTAACAGGGTCTCTCTCAAATCTAAGATACATTGTATTAAAACTACATAACCCCGGAGCTCCCAAACCCGGTATGTATTCAAAAGCAGCTCCTCCACATACGGTATTAGAAGGACTTTCTAATGTAACAGATACATTATCTCCATTCCACCAATCATACATATTATCATAATCTCTTGAGGCGATAAATTGAGTACTAAATACGGCTTGTTGACATTCACAACTACTTCCAGTTCCTAATCTATTACCGTCTATAAAAATTTTTATTCTACTTCCTGCAGGAATAGAATAGTCTTCATATTCCCAAAGTGGATGCAAAGGGTCATATCCTACAGTTCTTTTAAGATTCATAGGATATTGCCCTAAAGGGCAACTATGGTCTCCAATACCTGCATAAACAAGAGGTCTTTCTAACCCCGGAGATACAATTGCATCAGGGTCTATAACAAGATTAAAAGAACTAGGGTTTAGTTTTATATAAAGTCCTGCTATTACAGTTACATTCTCTTTTGGAGTTATAAAATTATCCGCTTGAGATGTTTTCTCAAGAACAGTTGTGTATGTACAATTTATAGTAGGACCTGATGTGTCAGACTTAACCACTAATCTATCTCCGGTCTCAACTTTTCTCATATTCTCTCCCTCAATAAGAAACCAAACATTATTAGTATTAGGGTCTGTAAAAAAAATATTTGAGTAAATTGTTTCGTAATTCTCGTTATCAGGTTTGATTACAAATTTATACCTTGTAGCCCAAACAGGAGCCCTTTGAGTAGCAGGTATTGTAACTTGTATTGAGTTCTTGTTTGCAGAATTACCACAAGGTACAAATACTGTGTTGTTAAGACTCACTAATGCTGTAGTAGAACGATTAAATTCATCCATATATACGATACCAACCTCATATCCTCTATTGCTATGCAAACTTGAAGGATTAGCTATTTCTTGATATACAGCTTTTGCAAACGTAAAAGAATAATACTCATAAACTCTTTGAGTAGGAGTAGTTAGATTATCAACATACTCCATAGCAGGAATTTGCAATCCAATAATATTACTTGAAGGAGTTGAAATTATTTTAACAGGTTGTAGTATTGCATTTATACCGCTTCCATATTTATAAAATGCATCTAAATTATTTGGTAAAAAACAATTTATTTGGTCTGTAAAAGTAGTACCATCGCAAGATGTTAAAGTTCCCGGAATAGAACTATAAACAGGTTTAATATTTGTTATTGTACCTATAGCTTGTTGAAACTCAAGACTTGTAGATAAAGCATATACTGACGGATAATCAACACTTAAGTTAAAAACAAAGTTTAAATCAGTAAAATTTGTTGTTTCTGCAGGAGGAGTAGCACCGCTAAAATCAGCGTGGTCTATAGTCATACTTATTGTTATAGACGAACCTGCTTTTAAACTCAATCCTGTTAAATCAAAAGTTACAATAGACGCATTAATTGTTTTATTTAATGCTGTTGGGTCTATATTATAATCCCCATTTCCTGAACCATCAACAATACTTGTTTGTCCTATAGGTTCAGATATTAAAGATGTAAAATAATCAAATTTTACAGGCACTCCATTTTTGTCAATTAAGTCATAACCTTCAACATAATTACCATACATCAACCTATTACCCATAATAGTTTGAGCTTTAGCAAAACGAGGAACATTATCGTAAAGTCTTAAAATTTCAGCTTCATTTAATACTGTAAATATTTTACTATTATTAAATGAATATTGCTGTATTTGATTATCTCCAATACCTAAATTGGCTTTGTCAAGTTTCTCAATAATTTTAATTATATTCTTGTTTGATTCTTTAAACAACAAATCAATTCCAACTACAAGAGGACCTCCTGAGTTATAATTAATTATTGCTGCATTACAATAATTAACCATTCCTTCATTAAGCATACTATTCTTGCTAAACTCAAAAGGCTGAGGAACAAATGCAGGTTCTGACCATTGAGATGTAGCAGAATACTCTCCATCTACATATTTGTATCTGTAAGCAAAACATATAAATCTTGTTTCTAAGAAATTCTCTTGCCCATTTGTTTTTATAGGAGTTACAGACGGAGATTCAGTAGGCGGTTTTTTTATTACAAGCAAAACCTCTGCTGAAAATTGGTCAATATTTCCAATCGGGTCAGGATACCTATTAGTGGTAGGTCTTATATTTATAAATCTTGGAGGGTTATAATCATCAGTAAAGAATATTAAATTCTCAATAAGACTAATTCCTGTAATAAGATATTTAGGATTAAAATTTAATGTAGTATTTCTACCACCACCATCATCTATACTAATAACGTGATATGTTAATCTGTTTGTTAATACATTAAAAGAAACTATTAAATCTAACCTAGCTGTGGCTCCAACATAATAAAACGTAGGGTCGTGAACAAACCAATAGATTGTTTCATTAGCACTATCTTCAATAGCACCAATACATCTTGCATCAATGCTTAAAGGATTTCCATCTATATATGTTAATGCAGTCAAAGGTAAATTTCCCTTAGTATTTGTAATGACTCCTACTTCGGCATTTTCCGTTGACCCCATTCTTACATTCATAGCATCAACATATTCACCATCAGGCAATAGTCGTTGGTCAACAACTTTGTTCATTCTACCTGCAATAAAATTCCTTGTTATGTTTGCCATATTATTTTATTATCTTGTCCATACCTCTTAAATTCATTAAGAGTCTTCCCGGATGAATGTTACTGATTCTTATTTTTGCATTTCTTAGCAATGCCGTTCTATCTTTTCTTGCTCTTGCTATAACATATTCTTGAACATTAAACTTAGAGTTTAATATCTCATACTTGATAGCAGCGTAGATATATTGTTCAAACAACTTATTTACAGTAATAAGTGAGTTATTTCCTCCTTCCATACCATCAGATATATACTCAACAATACAAGTTTGTCCTGACATACTTGAATCAAAATTAATAACTCCTGCTTTTTTATCAATTTTAAAAGTAGGATTAAAATTTGCTGTCTCTGTATTTAAACCAAATGCAGTATTAAAACCATAATCAAAATACCACATACCATCCATATACCAACCCTCTTGACCGTGGAATTGATTGCCTTGGTTTAAGTAAATGCTTTTTTTTAACTTCATTAACCTATCGTAGTCAATATCAGAGTATTGAGGTCTAAGGATATTACCATTTTGGTCAAACAATATATTTGCTTGTTGGTCTTGTAAATAAGCATTAGACGATATAGCTTGAATGTTTTCTGTTAATGGTCTCAACCAACCGTCTTTGTACAAAGAAATGCGAACCCAGTTCACATAGTCCGAAGGAAGAATATATCTTAAAGAATCTGCAACACTTAACTCTAACACTTTAATTTCTTTAAAAGCATCATAATTAAGCTCCTGTATAGCTCTTTTTGCGTGAAAGATTACTTTATATCGTTCTTCATTATTTACTAATGAATGGTTTCCCGAATACATCAACAGGAAATTGTTAACTACATCATCTAAGCTGACATATTGATAAGACCCCCAATTTGCATCTTGAGGGTTATTTCCATTATTGTCATAGTATTCGTATTGAGATATATATGCCATTTCTTTTTATTTTTATTGTTGCATACTGAATGTAGGTTGTTCGTGTTGTTGTTGAGCAGTACCAAATGCAGATACTTCAAACTCTCTAATTTCAACTCCAAAGTACTCTAACATTTTTGTTACTATTTTGTAACCATCTTCATTTGGTAATTCAAAGTCTTGATAATCAAGTTGTGATTGGTCAAATACAGGTTCTCCACTTGTTAATGTTATATAGGTCCATTTTGGAGTTTTAGGGTATCTAAAATAAACTGCTTGTACTTGACCTACACTACTTATAGTATTTGGATATATTTTAATTGATTGACCTTCAAGAGTATATGATGGATAGAAATTTGATGGCTTTGTTAACGTAGAAGCATTAAGCATTGTTATTTTGCCAACACTAACTTTATCTGCTTCTTTAAATTCAGATGATTTTAATATTGTATAACCGTAAGAACTATTATTAGTTGGATTTATATTTGATGCTAAAAGTAATTTGGTATTTGATACTATTGATGAAATAGTAGTAGAAAGTCCAATATTTCTATCGATAACAATGTCTCCTACCGATAAGCCATCAGATAAAAAAGTAGCTGAAGAATCTAATAATTCTAAACCAAATGACATAAGTGCTGCGCCTTCTGCAAGTTTATTAGTATAGCATATTATTTTAAGTATATAATATGCATCATTACCTACAGTAGCAAGCGTAGGTACAGAGAAAATATTATTTTGTACATTTCTATCAAAATTTCTTAAATAATCAGTAACTAAAAATGATTCTAATGTTTCCGCAATAGGTTGCTCTACATCTGCATAATCTGTTCCTGATACACGTTGATTTTCAGCATTTATAACTTTATTATAACTACTAAAATATTCTTCATATATCTCCATTTGAGCATTAGCAGCCACTAAGTTGAAATCTGAAGGAGATATATATCCATAATTATTTTTATTTAATATGGATAATACTGTGTTTCTAACTTCGTTTATCATTTTTTAAATCTTTTTACAAATATACATAAAAAAAAGCACAGAAATAATTCTGTGCTAATTTTTGAACTGCTGATACAGCAACCTTATTTTTGCAAACTTGCTTCTAACATTTTAAGCGCATCTAAACCATCATCGCTAGTTAAGAAATATCCTGCTATATCATAAGGGTCTTCTCCAAAAGGAACTGATACCATCTTCTTTCTGTTAGTCGGTGTGTTGAACCAAATCTCTTTATCGTTGTTTCGCAATGCTAATAACTTCTCTTCAAAGAACAAACGAACTTTAGCTTGAAACTGTAGCTCAGGGTCATTCAATGTAGCCAAGAATGATTTTGGGTCATTTTTAGCAAATACCAATATATCTCTTTTTAATTCTGATGTAGAAATAGTAGAAGGGTCTTTACCAAACATTACTCTTGTGAGTATTTCAAGTTGTTCTAATGAAAGTTTTCTTGCTTCAACTAATGCATCAATCTCAAGGTCTAAATCTTGAACCTCTCCTACTGCATCTTTCTCTTTATCTACTTCAACGAAAACTCTTCCGTTTAAAGGATGGTAATGTAGAAATGCTTGTAATACAGGATTTTCTCTAGGAACTACTAATAGTCCATCTTCAAACATAATTGGCTCAATGATTGCATTTCCATCTTGTTCGTCTTCAAATGGAGACTTTTGGTTTATTGCATATCTAAGAGCTCTGTTTTGATTTTTATCTTCATCAAACCACATTAGTGGGAATCTAGGATGATTTCTTGATGCTAAACTATAGGAAAGTGGATTACCTATTGTTAATTTGTAAACTTTGTTTACTGGAATTATTTTTACTGCTGACATTTTATTTATGATTTAATTTGATTTAATAATTTTAAAAAATACAGAGCCCCACTAATGAGGCTCTGTTATTTAAACTATATACTATCCGAAACGGAATAATACGAAGTTGTTTGCACCTAAAGTACATACACATCTTTCAGACAAGAAGTTAACCTCCATTGCATCTAAATCAGATGTTTGAGCACCACCGGCAGAACCAGTAATCCACGTTTTGTAACGTCTATCCTCAGCTTCAGAAGCACGGTATCTTACGTGTAAGAATGGTCTCTTAGCGTTTTTACCCATAATTTGGTCATACACTGAAGTAGAACCTGCAGGAACTAAAAGCCCTGTAATTGTACCTGTAGCAGTAGATTTAGTTTGATTTAAACCACCTCTCATTGTTGGGTCGTTCAAATATTTCCAATCAGACTTGTAGAAATCATAACCTCTACGGAATCCTGTGAAACCTAAGTTTAACGCCATTGCAACATCATTGTCAAACAAACCAAATGAAGCACCTTGAGCAGGGGCAGTACCACCTGTTCCTGCAGTACCTAAACCATTCAATCCTGCTAACATATTGTCGATGTCAAAAGACAATCCACGATTTACAAACAATACATTTTCTTCGATAGCACCTTGTTTATCTAAACGAGAAACAATTGTATCCCAATCAGCTAAAGTAGTTGGTGTACCACCACCCCAAACATTTCCTCTTTTGTTTACAACATAGAAGATACCTTCAGAACCACCTTGTCCTGTACCTCCAAGGTAAGTAGATGCGCCTGAACTTGTTTCAGCAGGAACTGCTTCAATCATTGCAGTTTCAATATAGTCTTCAAAACGTAAACGAGTTTCGTGCTCTGATTTCAAATACCACAAGTAACCTGTAGCACCGTTTTCAGTAGTAACTTCAACCCATCCGATTTGAGCCATATCAGAACCATTAACAGAATATTTATCTTTTAAGATAATAGGCTTGTTAGAGAAGATTTCGTCTTCTGCTTCTAATGAACCTGACATTCCTGAAGTTCCTTTTTTAAACTCAGAACCATAAATAAATACAGTACAAGTACTATTAAGTGCAAAAGCCTGTCCTCCTGCTTCGTAGAAAGCTACTGTAAAAGTAGTTGCAGAATCAACAGTTTTAACGATTGCTTTGTTGTAAACACCTGTAGAGTTGTTTTGAATCAATACAGTTTGATTTGGTCTAATTGCGATGTAAGCAACACCTGAATCAGCTACAGTAAACTGAGCACTAGATGCTGCTGCTGCTCCTTCCGCATTTACGCTTGTGTATTTGATATGAAGACGACCTTGTTCTGCCCATTTGATTTGGTCAGAATTAGAAGGCATTTCAGCTCCTACCATTCTCAAGAATGATGCGATTGTACGATTTCCATAACGCTCAAATTCTTTTTCATAAGTATCAGGAAGATACTGAGTTAAGAAGTTGAAGTTAGTAATGTAATTTGTAATTGTAGCTACTTGCTCCGCTGCCGGTTGCAATTGATAAGTAGGCGAATTTAATAAAGCACTTGCCATTTTTTTTTAATTTAAAAGTTTATATTCGTTTTATACTGCGGATTTTTAGACCTTTACCTGAATCAGGATTTACCGCTTTTACCTGCATTCCATCCATCATTTTTGTAACTTGAGGAACTCTGTTTTCAGACATTTGAATATTTTTAATGCCTTTCATTGTTCCATCAATTGCATCTGCTTGTCCTTGTTCGTAAAAGAACTTTGCAAATCTTTCAGGATTCATAGCAACAGCTAATGACCTATGATAACCTGCTGCATCCTTAACTAAACCTTGCTCATCTAAAAACTTATTTATAAAGTTGTTAGGGGTAGCCTGTGCTTTTTTAAGTTCGTTAGCATCTCCGGGATTGAAAGTGATTCGCTTATCATTAACATTGAACTCAAAACCTTTGAACTCTCCGTTAAATACCTCATCAGTCTTTTGGTTAAACCAATTTCTTTTTCTTTCATTCTCCTCTTCAATAGTCTTCGCCTGCTTGGTGTATTGCTTATAGCTTTCATAGACTTCTTTTTCCTCATCAGAAACAAATGCGGTGCTTGACTCAAGCGGCACTTTATACTTTTCTTTTTGATTATTAAAAAATTTCTTTGCTTCAGCAACAGCCTTTTTTCTTTCTAATTTTATTTTTCTAATAGTTGACTCTTCATCAATGTCTTCGTCATATCTATACGATTCCATTAATGTGTCAATATCTTCAGCATCAAGACCTTCTTGTGTTGCTGATAGATAATTTTCAAGTAAGTCATTAGGGTCCATTGAATCGTAATCTTTTTTAAGACTCAAAAAATCCTCAAAACCTCTACCTGTTTCTTTTTTGTATTTCATATAAGCAGCGACATCTTCAGGCAAAGCCTCAGCTTCTTGTCTTTCTGCCGTCAATTCATCTAATGAATTAATTTGCTTATTGTATCTTTTTCCAATATATGAAAGAACTTGCTCTTCGCTTAATTCTGTAGGCTCATCAATTACAGGTGTCTCAACTACAGGTATTTCAATTGTAGGAGTTTCCACCACTGGAATATCTTGACCGGGTATTCTAACATCTTGAAATTGTTGTTCGTGCTTGTCTAGTAATTCTTGTTCTACTTGAGCTACACTTTTTTCTTCTGTTCCGTCTAATAATCTTACTTTCATTTTGATTTGATTTAATTTTTTACAAAGCTATACAATTTTTTTGATATTTTAACGAGGCTCAAATTCTCCTAAATCAAACCCATCTAAACTGTCCTCATTTGATTCAAAATCTAATGGAGGTAAATTGTTTTTTCTTTGATTTATAAGTTTAGACTGTTGACTATTTTGAAGACTAACTCGTTTATCTTTAGCGTCTTCCTTCAGTTGGTCTCTTTTGGATATTTTGTTGACCTCCATATTATTTAGCTCTAAATTGTAATTAAACTCCTCAGCCATTAAGTGAGATTTTAATTCAGCTTCTACTTGCATAGTCTTAATATTGTACTCAGTTTCCATCTGTTTTAATTGCATTTTCATCTGCAATTGACCTTGCATATTTTGCATAGCCGACTGTGCAGCTAATTGCTGAGCTTGCATTTGTTGCTGAGAAACCATAGCTTGTTTTTGCATTTCCAACTTTTCTTCTCTATCTTGCTTCTTAACCCTTTTTTGTTTTAATAATTGATTTGCAAGTTTAAGATTTCTAAGCTCACGAATATCAATAGCATCTTCAAGATTAATATCCCCTTTAGATAATGCCATTTGTACGTTAGCCTCAAGTTGTGCTTTTTGTTCTTCATCAGGAGCAACTTCAATAAAAATACCAAAGTCATAAATGTAAAGGTCTGCAATATCTCCTAAAATAGAAACATTGTATTTACCTATCTGATTAATAAACTCATCTTTGAAGTCAGAGTATTCTAAAATATCTGCAATTCTATAAGTTAATGCTTCCGACATTGAGCGATAGATGTATAATCCACCATCAAGTATGTGTCGGGTAGCTGTATTTGAATTAAGAGCTGCTAATTTTTGTAATCCAACTAATGAATTAGGGTCAGGAGTAGAACCATCTCTTGCTTCATTTAATCCTGTTACCGTTCTAATCATATCCATATAATGATTGTAATTGGTAATAAGCATTTGAGTTTTACCTGTTCCGTTGTTTGAGTTCAATTGAGTAATTGGAACTTTAGCATTATTAAAGTCTCCATCTTGAGTAAAACTTCTACCTACAACAGAACCTGTTTGAAAGTACAGTCTTAAAGCATCTTCAGGATTGTAAGCTGCTCCATTACCTAAATCAACTTCGTTAAGACCATCGGCATCAATAAATACACCATCAGGAACAACACGATTTATTACTTGTTGTAATTTTAAATGAGTAAGTTGAATAAGGTCTGCAAAAGGTATCATTCTACGAACCAAAGACTCTATAGCTCCCTTATACATTCTTGGTGCACAGGCTATATAGTTTGGCAATGCGTGTTGTGATGCTGATTTTGGTCTAACCATATTCTCAGACATTTTCCACTGTAAAAGGATATTTGTTCCCATTACCATAATACCTTCATACCAAACATCAATAGTTTTTTCTATTTTCTCAAAATTACCTTCTTCCATCATTTGTGCAGGAGGATTAAAAGTATCATCCTTAGGTATTATTCGAGAACCACCATTGTCAAGAATTTTCTTCTTGTAAACTATTTTCTTTGTGGTTTTATAGTTGAAGTACATCAAAGTACAAGTGTCTCTTGAGAATACACTATTCTCATAGAATTGAGCTACATTATAATAGTCATACCAACCTTGACTGTATTGCGTTATTTCCTGTAAATCATCTTTGGTTAGTTTTTGGTCAATCTTCATTAATTCTGTAATTGCCATAGTTTTTATTTCTCCCCAATAGAAACAGTCTCTAAAGTAAGGGTCTTCGGTATAACTATAAACAATATTTGCAGGGTCAACATAAGATATTTTAACTCCTGCTCCTTGAAGAAATTCGTGCTTAGCTATAGAGATACCAAGTACTGTAGCATCGTAATCAAGTCTTTTTCTAATGTCATCATAATGATTAACATCAAACATTGTATTTATAGCTTCTTCTTCTGCAATTTCAATAGCAGGTTTATAGTTTAGCTGCATATATAATGCTAACTCCTCATCAGTGTTTGGCAATTCTTCAGGGTCCATAACAAATGGGTCAACTCCTGAAAGGTCTTTAATCTTTGTTAAGATTTCTTTACCTGCCATTTGAGATTCCATCATCTCCTGATATTTATTCCTTTTAGATTGAGACATTGCATCTTGTGCGTATGCTTTCACTTTAAACAATCTTTCAGACATTCCATTAACGACAATATCAACGAATTTTGGAATAACAGGAACCGGTGTCCAATCTAAGTTTAAATAAGACAAATCTCCATCAATAGCTAATTCATTTTTATATTTACCAACGGATTGTTCTCCTCTTGCATACAATCTCAATCTATGAAACTCTCTCCATTGACTGTAGTATCTACAATTGTTTCCATCCTTTCTGAACCATTCGTATTGAATAGCTTGACCAACTTGTAGCCCAAATTGTTGAGATGCTTTTTCCGCATCAGTAGCTAACTGACTTGGAAATGCTGATGATGTAATATCTATTGTTACGTTTTTCATTTTATTAATTGACTTGTTGAACCATCATTAGAATACCTTGCGAAGTTAATACTTATTTTTGAAT